ATTCTATACACCTGGTATTCCTGACAGTGGTTGGGTACACGTTTCATATAAACATGATGAAAACCGTAAGTCAGTATTGACTGCAATGAAAGAAGACGGTAAGACTGTCTACAAAGTAGGTATCATAGCTTGAACGAAGTACTTTATGTTATAGCCTTTATCATAGGGCTACAGATGCCAACCACAACTGAAGAAGTCCTGGTTCAGCATCGTGGTATTGACCATGGTTTGTATTATACAAAAGAGGAATGTGAAGCCTCTCTCAAAGAATATGGTCAAGAGTATATTATGAATGAGTTTATGTCTGGACTAATGGAAGATCCAGACGTGGTTCCTTTTCCTAAGACTATGCCTATGTGCGTACGTTACAATCCTCGGACAGCTCAGTATCCTGACTATCCGCAGTTTGATATTCCTGTGAACCACCCTGATGATGGACAAGGCGTGAAAAATGACGGACTGGGACGACCGGTATCTTGATCTAGCTGAGCACTTTGCAAGCTGGTCTAAAGACCCCTCTTCAAAGATTGGTGCTGTTGCTGTTGGTGAGCATGGACAGATTCTGTCTCAAGGCNNGTAGAAGATACTCTACATCGCTGGCACGATAAGAAGATCAAATATGATTATGTTGTTCATGCTGAGAAGAATGTAATCTACAATGCATCCTTGAATGGTGTATCTCTAAATGGATCTACACTCTATGTGTTTGGTTTGCCTGTATGTAATGAATGTGCAAAAGCAATTGTGCAGGTAGGCATAAAACGTGTTGTCTTTAGAGCACCTCCGAAGGATAATGGATATATAAACTTGAAATGGGAAAAGGCTTGGTCTATCACTAAGTCTATCTTCCGTGAGGCTGGAGTTGACTTCAAACAATATGACTAAGTTCTATACGTACTTTCACAAGTGGGGCAACAATATCTTTGTCCGTGGTTATGAAAATGGTGAGCGCTTCAATGAGAAGATTGACTCACATACCTGGCAACCATACGTATACTTTCCTGTACAGAATGAGACACCTCATAAGACTCTTGAAGGCACATATGTCAAACAATACCACTTCGATGACATTAAGACCGCACAATCTAAGATCAAAGAATACAACGAGACTGCTGGTCGGACATACTATGGATCCCAGAACTGGCCTTACGTGTATATCAACGAGCACTATGCTAACGACATTGAGTATGATGTTGATCTAATCAAGACAGCTACTATCGATATTGAGACTATGTCTGAAGAAGGCTTCCCTAAGATCGATACAGCTGACCAAGCAATCATCTGTATATCTTTACGATGTAAGGGTAAGACATATGTATTTGCACACCAAGACTATCAGCCACAACGTAATGATGTTATGTTCATCCGATGTAAGGATGAGATCGATATGTTGTATAAGTTTATTGACNNATCACTGGCTGGAACATTGAGTTCTTTGATATGCCATACATCATTAACCGTATCAAACGATTGATTGGTGATAAGGCTGCTGAACGTCTCTCTCCTTGTGGACAGATCCAACAACGAGAAGTTCGTGGGTTCGATACTAAGATCTATGTGATCAACGGTATCGCTATCCTCGACTATCTACAAATGTATCGTAAGTTCTCCTATAAGATGGTTGAGAGCTACAAGCTGGATAACATCGCACACGAAGAGCTTGGTGAGAAGAAGTTGGACTACTCTGAGTTTGACTCCTTGCATTTGCTATACAAGCATGACTTCCAAAAGTTTGTAGACTACAACATCGTTGACGTTGACCTTGTTGAACGACTAGACGATAAGCTGAAGATGATTGAGCAGGTCCTAGCGATTGCTTACGATGGTAAGTCCAACTATACCGATGCTTTCACAACTGTGCGTATGTGGGACACAATCATTCACAACTACCTGTCTAAACAGAACATTGTTGTCCCTGGCCGTAATGATTCAACAAAAGAGCGTCGTATTGAAGGTGCGTATGTGAAAGATCCACAAGTGGGCATTCACAACTGGGTTGTATCGTTTGACTTGAATAGTCTGTATCCTCACTTGATTATGCAATACAATATCTCACCTGAGATGTTTGCTGGTAAGTATGATCAGTTTCCTGATGTCTCTCAAGTTGCTCGTGGTGAGATGGTTATCAATAATACTGAATATGCTGTATGTGGTAAGGGTACATACTTCCGCAAAGACAAGAAAGGCTTCCTCCCAGAGCTGATGCAGTCAATGTATAATGACCGTGTTAAGTTTAAGAATAAGATGCTCGATGCTAAACAAGAGTATGAGAAGAACCCAACACGCGAACTTGAGAAAGCTATTGCACAGAACAACAATATGCAAATGGCTAAGAAGATTCAATTGAATAGTGCTTATGGTGCGTTATCTAATGAGTACTTCCGCTTCTTCTCTAATGACTTGGCTGAATCGATTACACTATCTGGTCAGCTGTCTATTCGTTGGGCCGAGCGTAAGATTAATGAGTACTTGAACAAGCTACTTGGCACTGATGATGAAGACTTTGTTCTTGCTGTTGATACCGACTCTCTATACATCACGATGGACAAACTTGTCCAGAATGTGTTCCCTGATGGTGGTGACACTGAACAAATTATCAACTGGCTTGATAAGGTATGTGAATCTAAGCTGGAACCTTTCCTTAGTAAGTCATATGACGAGCTTGCTGAATACACTAATGCCTATGAGCAGAAGATGGTAATGGCTCGCGAGGTTCTTGCTGATAAAGGTATCTGGGTTGCTAAGAAACGATACATTCTGAACGTACATGATAATGAGGGTGTCCGTTATGCCGAGCCCCAACTGAAGATGATGGGCATCGAAGCTGTACGTAGTTCAACCCCAACTTCTTGTCGAGAGAACATCAAGAAAGCGCTAAATATAATAATGACCAAGGATAATGACGAACTTAACAAGTTTGTTCGTCTGTTCCGGACTGAGTTTACGAACCTACCATTTGAAGATATTGCATTCCCTCGTGGTATCAACAAACTAGATCAGTATGCTGATAAGGTCACAGACTATCGTAAGGGTACGCCTATTCACGTAAAAGGTGCTATTGTATATAATCGATTCCTGAAAGAGCAGGGCAAAGATAAACAATACATGACTGTGAAA